GGGGTAGCGCCATAAGTAGCTTCAGATCCTGAAGGGCCTACTTTAATATCTCGTGCAATTACAGAATCAGCATCAAGAACACCTACATCAATCTTATTGGCTGCTAGACTGTCTACTGATAATGCTATTGTATTCATATTGCTGCTAAGGCCGAAAACTGTACCTGTTAGCTGTACACCGTTATTTGCGGTATACTCAGTGTTGGTATTAACGGAAGCTATATTAATAGTATTTCCACTCTGACTTGCAGTAGCTGCTCCACTGGCCGTAATTGTAATATCTCCTGAAACCAATGATCCGCCAGTACCCTTTACTCTAGTTATAGTGTTATCATTGGCATCTGTCCAAGGAACATTTACATACATTTTTCCACTTGATAATTCTACAGGATAATTTTTTCCATTTTCTGAATATCCTATTTTTACAAGACCAAAAGTACCGCTCGTAGCCGCAACATATTGAGTATTAACATAGTTATTTGCATGAACAGTCCCTGTCCCGCTAGCTGTAAGATCCACAGGTATAGTAGGTCTGCCACTTAAACTACTGTAAGCACCGTCGAATAAAGTAGGTCTACCGGATAAACTTCCATAGGCTCCGTTAAAAGTACTCTTATTGTTAAAAGTAGTCCAGTCTGTAGAACTTAAGTAACCACTTGCACTTCCAGAAGATTGTGTTATACCTATTCCTACAGAACCTGTAGTTCCTCCACCTGTTATAGGAGCACTTACAGTAACTGCTGTAATATCTCCCTGAGGTATACTAGTATTTCCTGCTAGTGCTGTGGAAGAACTGGTGCCCAGAGCTAAACTTGAGGTTCCAGGAGTAAACCCAAGAGCGGTAGTAACATCAGACGAAACTATAGCTGAAGTATAGTGGGGGGCTGAATGAGATGTAAATGCGTTTGTACCAAATGTAAAGGTTTGATTTGTTGAGCCGCTGACACTAAATGTTAAAGTGTTACCGCTTTTGCTGATACCATTTAAAAAATAATTAGTATTTGTATCTGTGAACAAAGCTCCAGTAGGTACATTTGTTAATACTTGGCCATCATCTACTTTGCCGTTTAAAGCTGTTTGTAGTCCGTCTACATTAGCAATAGTATGATTATGGCTATCGTCTGCGATAACTATTGCATTATACTTTCCTGAAACATCTCCTCCAAACGTAGTATCAACATTTAAGTAATGAGAGGCGCTTTGTCCTCCTAATTGTGAGGCATTTCCGCTATCAGCATTGCTGGTTATAGTGAAATCGGGGTAGCTTCCAGAAACAGATGTTGTACCCCCTCCCGTAAGAGTAACAGTTCGATCAGGGGCAGAGTTACTAAAAGTGGTACCTGATAGTGATAAACCAGAACCTGCAGTATACTCTGTATTTGTATCTGTAGAACTTATAGTAGCTGTATTAGCGGCATCATTTTTCACAACGGATACATTAGTACCTGCTGTAATAATAGAAGCTGCTACGTCTCTTATTTCTTCATCTGTTCTCTGAGTGTTTGTATTAGTTGAAGAAATCGAAAAGTTTGGATATGTTCCTGAAACACTAATATTGCTTCCTGCAGTAAGAGCAACCGTTTGGTCAGGAGCAGAGTTACTAAAAGTGGTGCCTGATAGTGATAAACCAGAACCTGCAGTATACTCTGTATTTGTATCTGTAGAACTTATAGTAGCTGTATTAGCGCCATCATTTACAGATATACTAACATTAGTACCTGCAGTAAGTATGCCTGCTGCTAAATCACGAATCTCTTCGTCTGTTCTCTGAGTGTTTGTATTAGTTGAAGAAATCGAAAAGTTTGGATATGTTCCTGAAACACTAATATTGCTGCCTGCTGTAAGCGCAACCGTTTGATCAGGAGCAGAGTTACTAAAAGTAGTACCACTAAGTGCTAATCCAGAACCTGCAGTATACTCCGTATTATCATTAGGTACTGCAACAGTATCTGTGTCTCCATTTGCTCGTGCCAGACTTATCGTACTTCCACTTATTGTCATAGCGTTAGCTGCTGTACTCAGAGCTTGGGGAGAGGTAGTTCCTACTTTATTGGAAAGACTTGTTGTTACTGATGCATGGAAACTAGCATCGTCATCTAGAGCTGCAGCGATTTCATTTAAAGTATCTAAAGCTGCGGGAGCATTAGCTACTAAGTTATTAATTGCCGTGTTAACAAAAGTTTCAGTTGCAAAACCTGTACTGCCTGATAAAGTAGCATCACTAATAGTAACACCATTAATTTCTAAGTTTGTTCCATTCCACCAGATATATTTACTTGCATTACCAAGTACCATTCTTCCACCTGTGAGATCAAAGAAGGTCCCTGATTCGGTAGTAGTAGGTGCTGAGGATGCTTCTGGTATGGTACCACCTTTTAGCGTACCTGCGGTAATATTTCCTAAATTTGCAGAAATAGCCTGTAGGTTGGTAACGTTAATATTAGCTGCAGTTATATTACCTGCAGTTATATCGTCGGCATTTAACTCTCCTCGAAGAGTCATTGTGCCTGCAGACTGATCCCAGAACATATACTTATTCGCAGCAGCATTACCTACATAGAAATCTCCAGCTGCGTTTAGGTGTGCTCCAGAACCTGTAAGAGTAGTATTTGCAATTTTCGCAACAGTAGTTCTATTACGAGCTTTACCTGTACCAGTACCGGTATTAGCTGCTGTAAATATGCTTCCTAAGTTATAAACTACACTACTTGTTCCAGCAATAGAATTCCACTGTGCCTGAGTAGTATTTCCCAGATCTGTAATGTAGTACTCAGTACCTACTACAAAAGAACCTGAGGTTACTTCAACAGAAGGCCCCACACGAATATCTCGAGTAACGATTGCATCAGAGTCTAGCATCTTTGTATTTAGGGTGCCAATAGTGGCAACTTCTGCCATAAGAGTACCAAACGTGGCACTCGAACCAATAATATCATCTACATTTAAAGTTCCTCGGAACGTCATTGTACCTTCGGACTGATCCCAGAACATATACTTATTCGCAGCAGCATTACCTACATACATATCGCCATCTTGCTTTAGATCAATACCTGCACCTGCAAGTGTAGTACCACTAATAGTTGGGGCTGTTCCACCTGCAGGAAATACTTGTACTTCACGAGCGATTACAGAGTTTGCATCCAACACATCCGTATCAATAGAAGAAAAACTAGCAGCATCTAGTGCGGCTACAGCGGCTCCAAAGGTTCCTCCAGTTGAGGGGGAGGTATCAATCTCCTCAACAGTAACAGCATTTTCCGCTATTTCAGCTGTTGAAACACCTCCTTCCTCAACTATATCTCCAGCAGGTTTAAGAACAGCATCAATCTTTGCATAGCTCTCGGCAAGAACCAGTCCGCTAGAAGTATTATAAACTCGTGCAATAATAAAATCATTAGCATAATCTATGCGGATATTTGGAACAAAACCTTGTACACCACTAAAAGAGCTAAAAGAGTTTGTTACATAAAGAAGTGTATCGCTAACTACAGCAGCAACTCTGTACCCTTCCGTTGAACCTAGCTTTAATATATCTCCCTCTTTAATTTGAGTTAGAAAAGCTGTTCCAGAACCTGTAACTTTACTAGTGTCTGCGGCCTTACTAAAGGTACCTGTTAAAGCTGAGCCGTACTTATTTGTATTATTTCCAGATCCAGCATCGTACCAAAAACCTACACCAAAACTTCTATAGTATTTAAGAAGTTTTAACCTATCCGTACTATCGCTAGCATCTAAAAGAATATATGCATGCTCTTTTACGAACTCTCCTTCTGCAGCTCTATCGCTTTCGCTCCAACTTATTACAGGTAAAGTACTACAGCTTTGCTGCCAAGCTGTACTAGTAGTATTAGTATTTGTTATCGAGCTAGATACCCCGCTAGGGCTTTTTACTGTATAAGCATACCTTTTGAAAATAAACGTATCAGATACTATTCCGAAACCGACGCTTGTAGTTCCCGTATAGGGCACCCCTTCTGGCATACGAGGAATATTTTCTTTATATCTATCACTAACAGTAACAGCTGCTCTGGTAGCTTCTGATAAATTATTTAAGGTATTTATAGTTCTTACTGCAACATTATAGGAGCCGTCAGTTATTCCTTGAACAGACCAATTTGTCTGTAGCGAATCATTTATACGAATAGGGTTTGGATAGTCTGGAAAATCATGTGTAATTTCATATCCAAAAGTATGCTCATACTCACCAGGTATACTGCCTAAATTAGCAGGGGGAGTCCAAGATATAGTAAGTTCTTCACCTACTTGCTCAGGCCTCATTAAGCTAGTAGAAAATACATCTAAAGGTTGTGGTACATCATCTGTAACTATTACAGGAGGATAAACTGTATCGGCAATATAGGTACTAAAGTCTTCGTCAACAGCATTAAACTTTTCATCATAGTGCTCTACTGCTGTAATAGTGTACTCATTTTTAGAGTTTTGTGCTAAACCTAATATTTTGTAGGCTTTTGCCGAGCTAGTTGTTAGTGCTCCTCCTGATACTTCAGTCATTACCCACACTGTTTCGGCAGTAGGTAATGCGGAAAAAGCAGAAGATACTGTCAAGGTAGAAGTTAAACCTGCAGACGTAGATACTGTTTGTTTCTCTACTCTTGTAGTATCTGTCCAGTTTAGTACTAAAGCATCTGTAGCGTTTGCTGAAGCTTTTGCATTTAAAGATTTTGTTTCTGTATCTATATTTTGTAAACTTGAGCTACCTGTAAGATAGGCTTGTTTTATTATATCACCTTTTTTATAATCAACTCCTGCAATAGTAACATCACTAGTTGCAAAAGCGGCGGGCTCTACAAAAATTATAGAAAGCTCATAAGTACTACCACTATTTAGAGTAGTAGGATTATCTAAAGGTATTGATACAGTTGATATATCTGTACCACTGTTTGATACCCTGCCCCCTATTCGTACTGCACCTCTGTCGGCATCCTGTACATTAATAATATCACCAGGTACTAAAAAAGAAGCGTTTAAAGATGTAGAAAAGTTAACAAGCTCTCTTTGATTTGCAGCAGTCCATAGTTTCCATCTGCCATAGCGTAGTGCTTGACCCTCTGAAATTGCTCCCATGGCGACAGCATCTTGAGATATAATTTTACCTGTAGCAGCAATATTCAACCTATCTTCAACTATAAGAGGTTCTGGTTTATAGTTTGCATCTGGATTTGTCCAAGTAACTAGCACTTGATTTATGCGCGTTTTACTTCCTGTACTTTCATAGCTAAATTTTCCATCTATTACATTACTTTTTGTAAAATTGTATACAGGTCCGCTAGGAGCATCTATTACGGGGGTTATTTGTCCATCAAAATAGTATAGCATAGCTCTAAATACAGTAGAAATATCTTTTAATACTTTATAAGCATCGGCCTGTTTAGTAAAGTACAAGTTAGCTGTAAAACGAGGTTCTTGCCCTCCCTTACCATCAGAAACTAACTCATCGCAGTACCTTGCAATTCTATACAGGCTGTATATATCTATATCGCTATCTTGTAAAAAATCCCCTAGTCCATAACGATTATTAGTAAGAATATCGTAAAAAACCCATGCAGGGTTGTTTGTGTAAACTTTGTTAAAAGCTAGCGCGCCATCCCAGTCTTGGTAAGTACTTTCAATATCTCCATTAGAAATGTTTCTTCTATAGTTAGCTATCCCATCTCCGGACTGCTCTCTAGTAACATAGTTGGAAGGAATTTTTACTTTCAGACCTCTTACATGAAAAGATCGTGTAGGCACACTTCTAAATTGCTTAGTATCAAAAGTTGTTTTAGCTAAAGCACTATAAGGGTGCGTAAGTACTTCTTTTAAAATAGAAGTAGCCGTAGATATAGCGGACGAAGTTACATTACTCCAACCATCCCGTCTTTTTGTTGACGTTTCATACCCGTCTCCCGTATGGTCACTTATTCGTGATATTTTTACTCTAAAGTCTACAAAAGGTCTAAAACTTGTTAAGTCAATAGTTTTTACAAAACTAATAGCATTATTATATTTTCCTGAGTGTACTAAAGGATGGTTCAGTACGACGTAGTTTTCAAAGTCTCCAGCACCTGCTTTTTTTACAGCAAGTTCAATTTTATAACTAGTGTAAGTAAATTTATCGCTACCACCATTACTTACTGCTTTGTGCCCTCCTCCGTAGTTAAAAGTTATGGCTGTTTCGTCTACTTCTTGTAACTGCGCTGTTGTTAAATTAAAACCAGCAGCAGCACTGCCTACTAAAACTTTTGCATCTTGAGAACCGCTTCCGTAGCCTGTAGTTTGTTCAATAGTCCCTCCTGCACTAGGGGTATTAGAAATAGAAGTTGCTCCTACTCCTCCTCTGCCTTCAAAAGGTCCTTGACCTAACGTACCTACTCTAAACTGGCTTGTAATACTTTTATACTTTTTAATTTCAGTTTGAGACATAACATCAGCATTTGAAACAATAGCCCCTGAAACATCAAAGTGATAAGAAACTCCTGATCCAAGAGTAGCATGGGGCCATGCGGTAGCAAGAGTAATAGTTGCACCTGAAATACTTGCTATCTTTACTACTCTATCTATACACATGAAATAAGTACCATCAGGTATCCAAAGACCTGCAGGCATTCCAGAACCTGGCATAAATTCGGCCACACTGGTGCTTGTTCTGCTTATAAGGTATCCTTCTCCTAAGCCATCATCACTCGGACCGTGTGAAGTATTAAGCGTAAGGAGTCTTACAGGTACTTTTGAGTCAGGAGAGTCTGTAGGAGACGATAACATTGTATCATTAAAGAATGCAGCATTATCTTGAGTTGTTAAAGTAGCAGTAGTATTACCATTAGCATCGCTTGTAGAGCCATTAGAGGCGGTTACGTACATAGAAGTAACAGCTCTAACAGTTATATATTTATCACCGTTAGTAGCATTAATTATTGGAGTGCTTCCTCCATCTAAAATAGTAGCAGTTGTAGATCCGTTCGTAAGAAAAATCTTTGTAGCTGTTTGACTCGCATATTTAGCTGCTTGAGACAAAGGAGAAGCTCTATCATCGTTTAAAAATACAGAAGATTGAGCGTCTACTAATCCATAGATAGGGCCTTCTGAAATTAAGTCTGTAATAGAGATAACTTGCTTATCTCCGGATGCATATTGGCTTTCCGCTGCTGCTGCTGCTGCGTCTGTTCTTTCTGTCATTGTTTTAAGCCTCCGCTATTGTTGCTACTGTTGTGTTTTGATTTCCTGCCGCATCGACAGTTACATTATAAACTCCATATTCTCCATCTGAAGTTCTACCTGTATGTACTTCTATGGATATAGGTCGCCCAGGTACTCTTAGCTCTCCGTAAAGTAAAGGAATAGGATCTCCTTCTCTTGCATTATTAGCACCTCCACTAAATAAATAATTAGTAGGAGACTCTCTATCTACTGCCGGATCTGGTGCCATTATTTGTTGTATACCTGCTATAGCTAAGTTAGCACTTAACAGTGCTAAAGCCAGGCCTGTTTTACTAGCTAAAGCAACGGTTAAACCCGTGCTTAAACCTCCTGAAGTAGTCATCCATGCAAGGCCTCCCGTACCTAAAGTAGGTAAAACAATAAAAACAATAAATAAAGCTGCTAATATTTTTCCTATTCCTGACTTAGAGCCTGCAGGAACAATAGCAATAGTTATATCTCCTTTCTCAATAGGAAGCAGGCACTCTTGTTCTCCAACGCTTTCCCCCGCTGTCTCTATTATAAAACCTACATCTTTTTCTACACATTCCCTTAAATAAGGCATGAAAGTAGGACGATTTGAGTTTATACACTTAAAAATATCAGCATAGTTATTAGTATTAACTATAAACTTTGAACCAAATTTTTCTGCTAACTCACCTTGTAAATACACATTACGCTGCATGACGATAAACTCCACTTATATATTTCTTCCAGAAGGGATATAAATTCTCCCTACAAGATATTCTATTTTCTGCATGATGATAAAATATATCATCCCCTAAATACACTCCGCAATGATTACCTACTAAAGCATTAATTCTAAAAATAATAACATCGTTAGGTTTCATATTGCCTTCTACACGGGCATATCCATAATCTTTTATTATTTCATCTGTGAAATAATCTAAGTCTTTTTCCCACCAATCATCCTCAAAGGCTGCTCTAGAAGGGATAGTTATGCCCTGTACTTCTAAATAATCTCTCATTGCTTCGAAGCAGTCATTTACGCCAAACTCATATTCTCTTCCATAAAGTAATTTGGTATCTCTCTCAGGTTGTAAAACTTTTAAATCCATATCAGGATAGTTAAAAATGTAGTAAGGTATTCCTATAGTGTTACAATATTTAATATCATTTTCACTTGGATCCGTTGTACCATTAGGATGACTATGAACTATTCCTACAATATCTCCTTTGTGGCAGATATTTATATATTGAGTAGAATCTATAACAAAGTCGTTTTCTCCTTCTGCTACATTATTACAAGGAAACCATTTCGTTTCTCCTTTAATTGCTACTAACACTCCACACCCTTCTTTCGGGTACCATTCTTTAAAGTGTGCTTCTATTTCTTCTAATTGTTTCATACTTTAGTACTTTAATGTTCCAGGGAATGATCCAAAAGGTAATCTAGCTGCTCCATTAGTCTTACCCATAGGGTTTTGATTTGCTGAGTTTCTTACTACAGGTATAACTCCGTATCTAATTTTACAAGAGTTTAGCAATTTTCCACAGATATCTGATTGTTCCCAGTGCCCTCCAGGTTCTGGACTATTATTGGTGTTAGTGCTGTGTAAGGACCTCCAAACAGTTCCCGAAAACCTTACATAGGCATTCTTACCATAAGATACTGAAGAAGAGTATTCTGTCCAAATGTGCGCTTGCTTCCAGTATGCGGAAGTTATAGAAGGAGTGTTTCCTGTACTTGCTAAAATACAAAGATATATTTCAATCTCTGTGGCTGTTCCTGTTTGTCCGTTTGTACCTGAAGATATAGCTGTAAAAATTGTGCCAGCAGAGTTTGCAAGTGCTCCTATACCTGCCCAAATAGTATTGCCTGAACTTGTTATAACATAAGTTTTGCCCTGCACAAAAGAGCCTGTTGAAACAGCAGAACCTATAAGATTATAAGTATAGTTTTCCTCTGTGTATGCAGTACTGCTACTATACGATGTTATGCTTGCTAATGTGCTTAATAATACTAAAGGTCTATCATCAAAATCAAAATAAGCAGTATGAGAGTAGACATTACCATCAGTGCCTTTATAACTATAACTGCTATTAGCTTTCCAAGTACATCCTCCTCCTTTTCCCGAGTCATGACCTTGGTATTTCCAGCTACAGAACTTCCCTACGACTACTCTTCGAGGTAGTTTTACGTTTTCTAAGTCAAAAGGTGTTGCTACTTCAAAAGTTACAGATATCCCGTCCTCGGAGGCTATTCTATCTATTATGTATTCTTGTGTTCGGAATTCTATAGGAGGGCTTGCGTCGCCACTATTTCCATGTAAGTACTTTTCTAGAGTTTGACGTCGAACAAGTCTTTGACCAACTAAATCATCATTTTTAAAACCCTCTAGTTGAGAACTTAAAAGAGTTCCGACATTAGCAATAGTTAAACTTGGTCTATTTGATGCACCATCAGAAGAAATATCCAAGCCATCTATCATCATAGGTAGAGGTTCGTAGTCACGAATAGTACAATCATTTGGAGTAGCTAGTCCTAGTCCGGAGCCTACACCTGTTGCAGTAAATATAGTACCTACGTTATTATTTGCAGCTCCAATTGAAGGGTAATGAGTACTACTTCCACTAGGGCCTGTGGTTTTTATAGTATAACTATCACCAACTATAAAATTACCTGCAAGTACTGGATTAGTAGGAAGAGTTTTATCTCTAAAACGTACATCTGTTAAGTCTGCGTCTAAACCTGGATGAAAATACAAAGTCGACCCATTAGGTAAAGTTATCTGAAATAGCTCTACTAAACCAGAAGTTATCTCTGGGGCTTGTGCATCTGTTGCAATTACATTACTCATGCTTCAAAAACTCTCTGTAATGATAGTGAAAGACTATAAAAATTATCATAGTCATAAGTTGTAGAATAGGTTTTAGAGATTACTTTAACATCTCTTTCTCCCGTACGGGTAGTGTTGTTACTGTCAGGAAGAGTTAAGATAAATTTAGATACACCTTTTTGAGTGTCTAAGAAAAGAACTATATCGTCTATGTCCTCTTTAGTACGCGTAGAAAAACTTAAGGAATATGTTTCTGCTAAAGTATTAATACCATCTGCTATCCGTTGTTCATATCCATCTCCAAAGGTAGCTATGAGTACTTTTGGAGTGCTTTGCTTTGACATACTTTTATCCGGCGTTCCGACTAAAGTACCGTCACTTTGCTTTATACCTATTGACATTATGCTGCTCCATACGGATTGAGTATTCCGCCCGATCGTTTTTGATTTTGTAATTCTACTTGTACAGCCTTAGCTACTACTGTGCCGAGTTTATCCATATCTGGACCACTGCTTCCTTCTTTGTTAGTTTTTCCATCAGAAGAAACATTAACTATGATATTATTAGTAGTACCTCCTCCATTTTTTAAGTCTACGGGTATAGAGTTTCCACTTCCTAAAGGTACGACTGCTTCTCTGCCGTGTAGCATTGCGGGGTATCCAGAAGTAGAGCCGTTTGCAACGCCTCCTGTAGCATACCCAGGCATTTTCCTACCGGCTTGAAACACTCCTCCACTTCTAGCCGGAACGCCCATAAAGTTACCTAAACCGCTACCTCCAAACATGCTTTTTATTAACTCAAAAGCTAACATTTTACTAATCATTTTTGCAATATCTAATATAATTGCTTTTGCCATGCTTGCAAATGCTTCTTTTAGTGTCATAGTTCCTTGAACCATAGCCATAATTGCAGA